ATCACACATATAAGGTGTCATAAAATCTATGCAGATAATATCATCGCTGATTACCTCATAGTTATGTGTAGGGATATATGAGATGAGCGAAGACGAGTAGAGTTTATCATAGATTGTCTTATAATGTTCCTTTGCAGACTCACCACCATTCCCATGATATACACAAGAAAAACATTTAGTAACAGGATTATATACCTGCCCCTGATTGATAGTAACCTGTGGATCATAGCAAGTAAAGATATATCCCTCTAAGTCCAACACTATATCGTGTCGCTTTGAGATATACTCCTTCTGATAATATAACTGATCGTCAGAGTCATTTGGTATCTCATTCAGTAACTTCTTGATATGTTTAACAGTTCCTATGAACATACCACTGTTCAGATACTTATAGGGCGTGTCATTATATGGTTCTATTGTCTTATTAGTGGCAATAATTTCAGTCGCTAGCTCCTCGCTTGGCCAGCAGAATCGCTCGGAACTGAATATAATATCGTGTTTAAATTCTAAGTATCTTCCTGTAATCTCATCTAATGATGTACTAATAATAATATCATAAGCATCTGAGAAAAATAAAACATCGTGATCTGGGAGCATACTAATATACTCTCTTAACATATTAATCTTCTGCCCTCCTCCAGTAGACTCCATAGTGCCACCTTGCCATTGGCGATTCTTTCCTAAGTTGACTACCTTATGGTTGTTATACCCTGCTGATAGATTTAACTTAACGCACTTGTTCTCATCCGTACCTACTGTGATATGATGTGTAGTGAAGTCAATGAAATAATCATAGCGATTATTTGTTGTCACATCAGTTCCTACTGTTGATCTACCTTGTGCCGTAACTGGTTGATTCTTATATCCTACTACATTTAATTCTTTTAACTTAAGGGGCAAGAGTTCATCAACTGGTATAACATTCTTTCTTGTCTCTCTTACACACAACTTCTTCGCTGCTTCAGGTGTAATCACATCCGCCAACGTCCAATAGGGATAGTCAGGTACTATTAACTCATCATTGATTGTTGTACCTTCACCCATCTCTTTATATGCGAGATATATGAAGTTATACGTCTCCAATAGAGTAGTGATGTGATCTTCATCATAACTATCCCCTATAATGGCATCATCTTCTAATATTATAATTGGTTCACCCAATGCAATACACTTCAACCACAAATTATAATGCGATAAAAAACATCCTACTTCACCCTTAGTAAGATGTGTTTTAAGTATTGGGTCAATCCAATCCTTATCAGTATCAAATCCCCTACGCTTTAATTCATCATAGTCTACATTCTTACCATTAACTGCTTGATACAGTTCATAGTCTATGTTAGGATTAGTTTCATTAAACAGTTGTAACCTATCTGATCTCTCAATTAGGTTAATCACAAACTTCTTCATTGGACATCAGTATAGCGATTTTCTTGTGCCTTATACATTCCTATGCTATTATCTTCAATACCTGCAATATCATCATACTGTGAGTAATGCTCACCCTCCCTTGTTCTTCTATGCTTTACACATTGCAGATCTTTCCAATCGTGTTCATAACATAATAATAATGTATGAATAAACTTATGCCTCATTGGTTTCCCACTAGAGTACATACAATTGGGTTTAGGTTTAACGGAAGTCTCAATAGTAATATACCTACTGACTGGTTTCCATCCTTCCTTTACTCTCTTTTCATTGTCTATTGGATCACCCTTAAAATAAACCCAACCCTCCTCTATGTCTCCACTTGGTCGTTTCCAAATAACGTAATCATCAACTTGGGGTTCATACATTATGTCTCATTAATGGTGACGTTTACATCCTTGTCTACATTAATGGTGACGTTCTTACCATCACTACTACCATTAGGTCGATTTAACTTCGCCTCATAGTTTTTAATCTTCTCTTGATAGTTCTCTCTTACTGGTCTTTCTGGTACTGCTCTTAAGTCATTCGGGGCTCTGCCTTCATTCATCATATAATCTAACCAGTCCTTTGCTTTCTGACGAGGTAATTGTACTGCTCTTGGATCTACTAATGCCCATCCTTGTGTAGTCATTTCCTCAACCCTATATGCTTTATGCACATCTCCCCTATCATTTTGTGATCTCAATTCCTCTTGAACACGTTGCTGATCGTTAGGTCTAATCGGTTCCATATTTCTAGGAGTTTTATCGAACTCAGGTCTAATTCCCATTGTCTTAAGTCGTAAATGCGTCTATAATATTTGAGTCGTAATCTTCTGCTAATGGCAGTTTTTGTGCCTTGATTACATTAGGCATAATCATATCAGTATATCCTGAATGAAAACCTTCTTCAGCATCTAATAACTCAAATGCTTCAGAATCATTCTCTGCTATGACATTAATGATACCACCATACTCTGATTGAGGGAATGGAACCCAGTAGTCAACAATATACAGATATTTCATTTGTTATCTATAATAGCATTTTTTCTACTATTATGCAACTGTTGTTCCTGTTTTTCTAACTCAACCTTAATTGTATGTAATGGTTGTATTAATGAAGGATTCCAATTATCATTAATATAATCCTCTAAGTGTGCAATGTGTTCCAATGCAAAGTTTAACTTAGTGGCATCATTCATTCTCATATTACAAACTCCTTCATATAATAATCATATTCAACTTGCATTTCTTTTGCCCTACGTTTATAATAGGTTTCATTACATTTGCGAGTTGTCTCTCTTTTAATGTATGCAAGTTCCTCTATGGATGCGTGTTCCATAAAGGATTTGAAAGTTTTAATAAACTCCTCTATCTCAGCATCACTCATTATGCTGTTAGTCCCATCAAACTACCATCACCAAATGCTTCTTCAGCAGTCATATCAGGATTGTAATTCTTCATTGACCGTAATGTATCTACAGTTAATTGAGTTGCCTTCTCTGCTTGATCGTGATTCTCAATATGGAAAAACTCATCTTCCATAATCTCCTCTAAGTGATCTTGCAACAAATTAAACACTAAATTATGTTCTTCTTCAGTAAATGATACTGATTTTAAAACTGCCTCGGATGTTGACATTGGACTAAGTGCTGGTGGTTGTTACTAATTATAACACTTTTATCCATATATGTCATCTTCTTAACATTTATTGTATCAACTTAGATACACTAATAACAATTAAAAATGATAACATCACTACAACATCCCACCCCTTAGTCCTTATAAAGTATGGAATACTTAAAATGTGACTAACCAAATACAATCCTGCACCCAATGTTGTAGATACATTTAAGACAATGAAATAAGATATGACAATCAGAAATGATCCGATTGCCCTACTTAATGAATCAAGTTTCAAGTGACGCTTCATAACGATACTTCGCTATTAGTTCGCACTCATATTCCCCAAGATGAGGAAATTGATCTAAGACTTCTTCATAGATTTGCTCTTTAAGAGCATCGTTACCAGAATGTGACATAATAATTAATCGTGAAAATTGGGAATAAAAGTTTCAAGCACTTGGTAATGACTATCAACTGCACCTTCAAGTTCTTCAAAAATGCGTTCGATCTCATCAGTAGTGCCTTGTCTATGTGCTACTATCTGAAGGTGATGTAGTATTGTGCTAATCTCACCTTCAGTCAATGCACAAATCAGTTTAGTGTTATCCATCACAGATAAGAAGTTAAAGGATGTAGGGTGTTAGTAGTAGCGTTTATACTAACAATAGGGAAACCAAATGCTTTTGTGATCTTATCACATAGGTGATTCTCATCATTAGCATACCATAATCCAATGGTATCTTGCATTAAGTCAGATGCTTCTTCAGAATCAAACTCTCTTTCACCACCCTTAGTGGTATCAAAAAAGATGTCTGTAACCAAATACATTTTCATTAGTTAAAACTCAATCCGATGAATTGTGGTTGCTCAAGGATAATATCCCTGACTCTCTCACGATCTAAACTATCTCCACCACCCCAAGAGTAGTGAACATACTCCAGATCACCTTTCTCAATTCTCTCAATGTAAATGTCGTAAGCATCTACAATAGCATCTTTGGTTAATCCGTGAATAGGATACAATGGATCATCTGAACCATAGAATGACCAAACATAATCAACAAACTCTTGAAGTGAATTGTGCATTGGGAACTCCGTTGGTGATGTACCTATTATAATGGTCAAAGGGACTGATAACAGTCCCAATGTGCCAGTTTAATAAGTGGCATACAATTCTGCATATAACTTAGGATTATTGACAATATCATAGTGACTAAACAGTGATAGAAACTCAGCATATTCTTCATCAGTATATGCTCTTTTATCTTCAAGTATGAAGTCCTGAAAGTCTTCAGTTCCTTCAGTCCTGTATGATAGTTGACCATCTTTGATGTAGTAATCAATTACTACTTGGTCGATTGAGGATACAAACTGTTTAATCATTTTACTGTCCATTAGTGTAAGAACCCATTAGGCAGTTGCCATAACGTACTTCAGCATAACCGTATTCTTCAGAGAGATCAAGGCATAAACCCCAACATTCATCAAGTGTAATAAATGATGAGTTCTCATAAGGTGCTGAAGGACAATGTACTGAGTATCTCATTACGCTACCTCAACTTTAGGAGT